CAAACGGGCCCCCCCTTTGAACATTTCTCCAAGCTTTCTTTAAAATCTATTAAATTCATTATTTCACCAATAAAAAAGGCGGCAAATAGCCGCCGTATTGAAAACCTTTTAACCTATACCCAATTGCGATAAACGCGAATTGTTGTCCCTAAAGTGTCGTTTCTCTGTGCTGTATAGCTCGCTTCACTGTTAGCGGTAGTATTAGAACCTGTCGGCTGGTCGTGCTCTGTGATTTTAACGTTATCGACAACAATGAACGTCTGGTCAGTGTCGCTGGAATCGTGTGACATTTCAACAGCAAGTGATCCAATGTTTGTTGCATTGCGATAGTAGTCACGCCATACGAACGGTGCACTAATAGGTGAGCGAACAACGACCGCGCCCGTTACCGCTAACTGACCGATAGAGTAAGCCTTATCGCACCCGGCCCCGTCATCAGCCTGGTAATTATTAGCAAGCTCAATATTCATGCTTTTAATTGAGCAATCTTGCTTTGTATTGTTCACATAAAACGCTTTAATGTTAGAAACTGAGCTTAATTCAGGGTCTGTCATTTGTGCGTTATCTGTCTGGCCTGAAATCGCCGCGCTTCCTGCTACTTTTTCGCCAAACTTAACATTCATTGAGCTTGTTACTACGCCCGTATCAGGTATCTCAACACTCATTGTATCAATGTAACCATCATAGTAAGTCTGATAGTCTGTGTTACCCGCCTTTGTGTTGTCTGGCGCTCGCTGCTGCATCATAACCAGCGTTTCAGCTTCACCGCTGTAAGTCACGTTGCTTGAGGCCGTTACACTCGCCCCGGCTGCTTCTGTAGCCGCTGGCGCTGGGCTGGTTGTGATTGTGTTATTGTCTGCGTTTGCTGTAATCATGTAAGCCCGATTAAGAGTAGCATCAGCAAAGCCCGTAAAAAACACTACATCACCAACAACATAATTGGCAAACTCACCGCCCGTATCGGTAAAGCCTGATGCTGTGGCCGCGTAGCCTGTGCCTGTGTCTGTGCGCTGTGTTTCAGTACCCCCTGCCAATGAAGCGACAAGCATTGCAATATTTTGTTTTGTTGTGCCGCCTGAAAGTTCACCCATATATTCGTCTGACTCTTCAATCTGTTTTACAGCTTGTCTGTCAGTTGGGATATTAGCGCCTTCGGTAAAGCTCTTGATTGTGGTCGGAATGCCTTCACCACGTCTGAACGGGGTCCAGTCTGGGTTAGAGTTGACCGATCCTTTAGTGGCCTGAAAGTCGTAAAATACATTAAAATCTGACCCGCTTAAAAGACGGTCTGTGATTGTTGTTGCTGTGTTAACTGCCATCAGTTAAGCCCTCATAAGTGTAATTAAATTCTACTGCTAAACGATACCAGTTATCATCTGGTATTTCCGAAATCAAACCTTGTTGGATTTTAAGTGTATCATAATAAGTGTTTGAAAGCGTTTTTCTAATCTTTTCAGCTAAATCATGCGCTTTGAAATCGCCCGACTCTTTAGGTGAAAAAACATCGACTGTAAATAATCCGCTAACAACACGAAAGCAACCTGTAGCCTCTTGGTCCTCTGACAACAAATCATTCATTGTCGCTCTTATCCATTCACCGTTTCTGGGCGTTTGAAATGGTCCGTTAGGCTTTTGAAACTGCCTGTCAGTCACACCGTTAAACGGTAAAACGTCTTGTATCGCGCTGATTGCTAATGTTTGCGCGTCCCATTTTGTTCTAATTCCCATTTACAGCCACCGCTATTGCACTTTCAACAAAATTGGAGGGTGCTTTTTCAGACCAACCATTATTTAATCTTTCAATGTAAGGCTGGTTGTTTTGAACGTAGACGTCAACCCCCGCGATAGCTGTTAAAAGTTTAGGCGATTCAACTGCTACCATCTGACTTCGTGCGGCTTCTTTTGAATCACTCTTTCTTAAGCTGTCGTCTGTTTTGCCAATCGAGGTTATCCAACTATAAACCGCTGTACCTTCATCGACTGGCGTTTTTACACTTAGCGCTGAAAGCAAATTAACGCCCACTTCCTGCACTTCTTTTGTAACTTCTTTAACAAGGTATTTTTTAATTGATAAACTCATAATCTTACAACGTCCATAATAACCGCCGCATCTCCATCGCCCACAAGGTCGACACTGACGACCTGATAATGTTCATCATTGTTGTATGTGATTGTTGTGTTGTCTGGGCTTGGTATAAAAGTTAATCCTGAGTATTTGCAAACCAACCTGTTAGCGCGAACCTTTGCACCGCCTGTTGTCTCAACTTCGTTTGTGCCTGTTGGTATAAGCTGAACCGTTTGCGTTGTCTTATCTGCTTGTTGAGCTTTATAATCAAAACCAATCGACTGTGTAATTGTTGCGGTTTTTTGGAAGTTGGCAAAATCTAAAAACAGCTCGTCAATGACTTGCTGAAATTCCGACCTTGTAACATCCGCAGCGGGTTCAACTTGTTCGTTAACCTCAAGGACTACCGCGCCGGGCATGAATAAAAAAGAGTTAGATTCTAAAAATTGTTTTTTATTTGTGCCTACAATCAACGGGATCATCATCTGCACATTTTCCCAAAGTTGCCGCTTGAACCGCCGTTAGTGAGTCGGCTTAACCATTTGTCGGCCTGTGGGTAGCTTCTACGCCCAAAATAACCGCCTGTGCCGGGGTTCCATTGTTTCTTGCTTATAAGCCCGCCGCCTAAGTTAGACTCTTTACTAATTAGCTCGCCAGTGTCTGAAACGTCCGGCTGTATACCGTCCGAATTGTTGATTTCTCTGTAAGCCAATTCGTACACGCCATTTTTTAGCGCATCTGGGATTTCATCCGGATCAATGTTTCGCCCTTGATTATCAATAGCAAACGAACGAGGCCAATTGAGCGGCTGAGTTTCTGAGTTAACAAGATAGCCAACAAAAGTATAATTATTATCTGCGTACTGAGTGGCGATAATTAAAGCCGCTTCTTTTTGCGCTGTGGTTGATGAAAGTGTAACGTTTCTATCTGTCCAGTAAGCATCAAATTCAGCAACTGTCGCGTAACTTGTAGCCCCCGCCACGATTGTTCCGTTTTCAACTATAAAAGCCATTGTTAACCCCCTTATAATTTAATTCGAAGCTCACCAGTAGCGGTTTTGTATACATCCCCAACCACTAGGCCACCGCTACCTGCTGCAGCATCATCTGCATAAGCGGGTGCGTTGGATATATTAACTACACCTGAAGGTTTGATACTTAGCCTTAAAGTCCCAGCGATACCCCATCTATGTTCAGATGCTTGAGTGTCCGACCTCACATAAGTAGAACCAGTCCTATTATAATGCTGAGTAAGGTTAGCACCAGCAGTATAACCTGCACCATACTCCAATCCTTCTGCACCAGCATTAGATACTACTAAATTATAGGCAGGAGAAGAAATGCCTATTCCTACATTACCACCTGAGCTAATTCTAACAGCCTCGGAAATTGTACCTGCTGAACTTGGAGAAAGTGATATGCCTCCGTTTCCTTCTGATTCACGCTCTAGCCCTATCTTTGCTAGTGAGCCTGTTGTGTCAGCGGAGAGTTCCGTAGAGAATAATACCCTTGTGTTATTAGAGTTTGTATTCCTTAGTATAAGGTCGTCACCTGCTCCGCCACTTTCTTCCACATGAAGCTTAACTAAAGGATTGTTTGTACCAATACCTAAATTACCAGCTGAATCAAATCTAGCATGTTCAGCACCACCACCACCGTTACCTGTAAAGATAAGTGGAAATCCCGCAATACGCATTGCTGTAGAAGCACCTGCGTCTGTAACCCCTGCTAATGTACTGCCACCAGCATTATCTAAGAATGTAACTCTGCGGTCTGTAGCGGTTTTTATGTCTAATTTACCGAACGGGTTTGTGTTACCTATACCTACGTTGCCGCCATCTGCAACAATCATTTTTGTAGAAAATCCATCACTTGGTGTTTGAAAAACAATACTTCCTGCTGTAGAACCAACAAAACTACTTGTGGCATTTCCTTGTAATTGCAAGAAAACATTGTCATCACCTGTATGTTGAAATCTTGCAATGGTAGAACTTGCACTATCTATAATAGTAAATTTATTAGATGAAGAAGTTGCCCCAACCATAAACCTACCCGAAGAATCAATTCTTGCCTGTTCTTGCCCATTAGTACCAAGTGCCAAACCTGTGACGTTTGAACTAGCCCTTAAATGCAATACACCCGCATCATTAAATAACCGAGCAGTTTCAGTACCTGCGCCATTTCCAAACCAAGTATCTCCATCAACAGACAATTTTAAAGGTGGTGTTGTTGTACCTATTCCCACATTTCCAATAGAATCAACCCTCATCCTTTCAGTGGGTATATAAGTATTGGTTACTGTCAAGCCTGAATCTGTATAGAAAGCTATATGCCCTGCCCCGCAAGTTGCAGCGGAAGCTGTTGTACCTATAGCTGTCCACCCAGCTCCATCTACGTATTTACCGCCATGAGATAGATGGAGACCATTACCTTCAAAACCTAGCAAATACCCCCCATTATCATTGTCAGAGTTATTTAGATGTATCTGCGAATCTGCATCTTGAACTTCTAACTTAGAATTAGGTGAGATAGTACCAATTCCAACATTACCATCACCATCTATGGCAAACCTATTTACAATAGTTGTAGGATCTCCGATGGTTGAGCCACTATGGTTGTAATACTGAAAGGTGCTCCCCTGTATTCCGAATACAGAACCGCTCGTCTCTGTCGCAACCCACCCTGACCCGCTAAACTTAGTGCCACTTGAAATTAACCCATTATTGGGTTGAGCACTAGTGAAGTACATTCCGTTGTCAGTGGTGGCGTTATTGATATGTAAAGCACTCGCCCCGCTTGTGTCTATCACTTCAAGCTTTGCATTAGGATTGGTATTTCCGATACCTACACGATTATTAGCAGAATCAACATGAAGTGTATTCGTGTCTACTGTTAAGTCACCACTAACACCTAAACTTGTAAGAGCCCCAACACTCGTAACATTAGGTTGTGCTGCTGTCAGCAGGGTTCCTGTGTAGTCTGTTGCAACAACATTTTGACCAACTAAAGCAGCCAGAACATTTGCGCTATCAGTAACATTTGCACCTGTTTCAATACCATCTAACTTAGTACCGTCTACTGATACATCACGACCATCTACATTGCCAGCCGTAATAATATTAGCCGCAGTAAAATCCCTGTCAGTGGTAATCGAACCGGAAGCAGGTATAACTAAAGCAGAGGTGTCGATTACAACTAAATCACCAGAACCCGAATTATTAACGTTAAGCGCTGTACCTGAGCCTGATTGAGTAATATCAACGCCTGTTGCACTGCCAGAAACTGCCGCAGTAACAGCACCTGTACCGACTGTTCCAGTAGTACTGAAATTAGAACTTGTTGAAGTCCAGTCTATATGTTGGTTTGCTACATAATTCAGTAGGTTATTATGGTTAATACTGCCCTCATTGACTGTAAAATCAATGTTATCTGTACCAACGTTGTTAGCTATCGTCAATATGGAATTACCAGATTCAATACCTCTGAACTCTAAATCAACACCGTTTTTCTGTTTAAATACCGTACCATCGGAAGTGGTTCCAACATTCGATGCTGTGTTAGTTTCGCCTGCGCCGCTTATGCCTGATACAAAGTTGGCTTTAGTCATTTTACGATTTGCGCTTGCGCTATTATCGTAAATAATGACTAAATCATTATCTGCAATCGTCGTTTCTTCTGTTTGACCTAAGATATCTACGCCGCTCGAACTTGCTGATTTATAACCCATAATTACGACTCCGAGCTATGTGCAATTAAACGATAATGGGTGGCACCTACGACTGTGTTAAACACCACTTTAATGCGCTTAACCCTACCCTCTGCGCTTGGTGGGTTATAGTCAGAGGTTCCAAGTGTTAGCGTTCCGTTGGCAACCGTTAGATATTCCTCACCAACACCAGTGACCTGCGCATCACTTGGAGTCGCGGTAAAAGTAACTGATCCCGTCATTGTAGATTTATCTACCAACTCAGAAGCGGTAAAGGTGTCATTAGGATAAAATTCAATGTAAATGTTGTGATTAACAAATTCATCACTAATTTTATCAGAATAAATCGTACCGTCTGCAATGGCACCCGTGGATATGTAACTATAAGCTCTGCGCATGATTTGCCTCGTTAGCCGCTTTTTAAAGCTGGTTAGTGTGCCTGTAATTTAAGCATAAAAAAAGCGACTATGAAAGCCGCTTTTTATTTAACGCGCTCACACCCGCCTTTTTTGTAATTCTCCACTTCCTCTGGGTGAACATCGAGCAAGAACCCACCTGGCGCTTTCATTTTTACCAGAGTTGGCTTCTTAGCTTTCGGTGTTGGCTTTTTCGTTGCTGGCTTCTTTTCTTCTGACATTGTTAAAACTCCAATAAAAAAGGCCGGGATGATCCAGCCTTTTATAATTACAAAATAGTGATTAACCCATAATGGTTGTGATGTATTTAGGCATCCAAGCTTTATAGCCCCAGACCGCCGACACTTCAATCATTGCTTTTTTGTAGCCTTTGTACATGCAAAGAGCAAAGGTTAAGCCGCTGATTGGGTCTTGTATAATCTCCATTTCTTCGGCTGCGTCGCCGCCCTCTGGTACTGCTGGCGCTCTCATTGCAAGCTCAATCGCGTTTCTGTGGAATGCAACGTTGCCCGTATAACTATCACCGATAGTGATCGCGTTATTATCTGCAATGCTAACAATTGCGCCGGGTTCAGCCAAACTGAATGCGCCACCGGCAAGAGCGGAGCTTGCAACATACTTGTTGTTGGCATCAGCTGCGAAAGTGATAATGTCACCCGCTAACAAAGTGCCTGAACCAGTATCAGCCGTTACCGCAGTTGCACCCGCCGCTACTGCTGCGGCAGTCTGATAGCTTGTACCAGATCCTTTAGTATGCGCTACAACATGCTTAGATTGACGAATAGCCATGTCGTACAAGTTACCAATGGAACCGCGACGAAGTAAATCGTCTGTGCCAGAAGTATCAACATCACGCAACTTATCAAGTGTACGTAGGTTTTCGATAGCCGCTGGACCGAATACCGCCTGCATCATACCATCATCAGGTGCGCCGTTATCTTCGAGTACGCGCAAAGCCGAGGCTAATACATTAGTATTTGAAGCGAAAGGCGTAGTACCTGCAACACCAACAGCGCGAGAAGCGTTTTGATATGCCTCAGTTGCTAAGTCAGTATCAACCGCATTAACTAGCGTTCTCATTGCTTGTTGGATTTGATAGCCAAGAACAGTTCTATAGCCTGCACCGCCGTTAAGGAACCGCGTATCTTCGCCCGTGTAGGGAATTTGAACGGCTTTTTGTCGGGTTAGCGTCAACGTTTTATTGTTAACGGTCTGGTCATCACCTTCGGGGATGGTCATTGACGGGGTAATGTCGTTAGCTGTGGCTGGTTCGGTAAACGCTGAACGTACTACCTGACCGACTGCGGCTTCTTGCGCGCCTGAACCGTTAATGGTTACGCCACCAACAAAACCTGTTTTTTCTCTTGCTACTACGTCAACCGCTACGTATGCGTCGGCTGCTAAATCTGTAAATGTATTCGCCATGATTGGACCCTTTTAATCTGTGATTGTGCCACCGGATTTAGCAAAGTCTTGTCTTTGTTTGTGACTCATACTTTTCCAGGTGCTTTTACTTATCGTTTTTGCTCCCGTAGCACCGCCACCAGTCGCCCCGTTAGCCAACCCGCCTTGACTCTGGACCCCAGATACCAAAGATGGATATAAATTTGCTAATTCTGCTTTGTACTGTTCAATTGTTTTACCTGTCGCTTTTCTGTCGCCGTCCAGCACAATTAAACCGCCGTTATCATCAAAATCTAAATCTTGATTAATTAATCTTTCCAATGCGACTTTACCGCTTTTGGTAGCTACCGCTGATAAATCTTTAATTACCGCTTTTTTATCTTTCGCTCTTGCATCAGCGTTAACTTTGTTCAGCCTTTCTTCGTATTCCGCTTTAGTCTCGCCGAGTTGCCGTTTTAAATCTTCTATAATTTCCTCAGCCCTGCCGCCTTTAATCTTTGCTTGTTCGTCGGCGTTGCGCTCATTGTCTAAACGCTCTTTTTCTCTGGCTTCGTAATCACTAAGCTTTGACGAAACGTTTTGCAATTTACTTTGTAATTCTGTTAAATCACCCTTAGCGCGAAATGATTCTTTTCTGGCATCAGCTAAGTCTTTATGTAAAAAGGTAATCTTGTCGCCTTCTTTAAACTCAACAAAGTTATCGCTCTCACCTTCTGGCAATTGTTCTTTACTTTCGTATTGTAGTTGCATGTTTGAACCTCAAATTATGCGATTTGCGCGGAACCTCCGCGACTATTCTAATGTGTCAAGTGTACTTGACGATTCTAATATAATTGTTTCAGCATCTTTTGTCAAAACCCCGCCTTTCTCAAGTTGTGCAAGCGCTTCTTCTCGACCAATAAGACCCTGCATATAGTCGTTTCGGATTGCGTCGCGCTCTTGCGGTGTAATTTTAGATGCTGAGAATTCGCGCCCCATTTCAATATTTGATTCACTTGCGCCAACGAATTCAGCACAATATCCTAAAACGCGAATAAAAGAAGATTCCACGCTACCAACTATCTGAGTTAGTGCGCCTTGCTTTTCTGCTATTTTGATGCTGGCTGCTGTAGCTGTCTCTTGCGCTTCACCGTCTGTCGTATCGAATACCCCGCCCAAAGCCCTGATTTCGGCCTCATTCTGAGTTAAGTATTTGAATATAGCGTTACCTTCACCAGACCATGCTTTAATGTCAAAAGTCACGCCCTCTGGCATAGGTAAATGCGAGCCGGGTAATGCCATTATGCAACTGTGGCCCGTCATTTCCTTATACATTTCTTGAGCCTGAGAATCCCACCCTGAACTTGTAGTAAATGGCGCACCGCTGAAATATAAAGCCTCTTTTAAGTCGGCGTTAGTTTGGTATCGAGCAATGGTTTTGACCGCTATGTCGTAAACATAACCCATTTTTAAAGGAATGTGACCTTTTGCGTAATCGGCTGCAATGCAAAATTCAAAAGGTATGTAGTCGAAGCGCTGGCCCATTTTAAGCGGATAATATTCCTCACTCCACTCGTCAACTGTACCACCCACATATTTTTTCTGATAGTAATAGCCGTTTTCGTCAAGTGCCAGAACGATGTAGGCGTCGATTTCTTCCGTTTCGTAAGTTCCGCTTTCTCTTGATAGTTCTTCGCATTGCTTCAACCTCAATTCAGAAAGTTGTAGCTTGCCATTTACCCGGCTAAATTGCCAGCCGATTATGTTTTCTCTTGTGTATATTTTAATCGCTGGTTGTGCGCTCTGTGAATCTGTAACGCTAACCTCATCGACGTTTAGATTCGACATGCCAACATATTCAGCCAACAGGCCCACATATTCCATCTGTAGCAATTCACTGGTTGCGATTTTAAGCATTTCGCTTAATTCCAACCCGTCACCGTCTGCATTATTTTCCATGACAGCTAATTGCGCTGGTAGCTCAACTGTCGGCTGGATCCTGAACGCACCGCCTAACAATGAACCAACTGTATTGCTTGGTATATTGTCAAATTCAGCGCGGGAAACATAGCGTTTGTATCGAATCTGTTCTTCGTAAGTCCACTCTTGATTTAATGCGCTGGGCGCTAAATAAATCTTTCTTTTCTCCTCACTCTTGACGGCAGGCGAACCGATGTAAGCATCACGCATGAGATCAACGCAATCTTTTGATTGTTGATATTGTTTATTTGGTATTTCTACGCCGTTGCTGTTCATAATCCTGCCCGTCTGAATGCTGCTTCACCGTCTGCGGTTTCTCTTAATTGCGCAAGTGATAGCGGTCTATTTTGCAAGTCTACCATTGATTTTATAGGTAGCCCACCCTCTTTAAATAGCCTGGCTTTAGTCACGCCGCCCAAACTTGACTCAATAAACCAGTCAGGCTGTCGTTTTAACCATTGTTCCGCAGTTACTTTGCCACTGATTTGCTCAACATCGAAAATATCGCTATCTTTCCGGCCTTTGTATTTTACTTTTTTATTTGTCCTTTCTTGTCTTGCGTCGAATCTCTCAGCTGCCGCTTTGCCTTTTCTACCACTTACTACCGGGCGCGTTAATTTGCGTGGGTCGAGTGACTTAGTCTTGAACACGTAAACGCTTCGCTCGTTATAGTGTAGCGGTAACTCTGGCGCTTTCTTATCTTTAATCGTGTACTCGTTCTGATGTAGGCTTAGGCAAATTTGAGTTGTTCTATTATCCAGCGTAGCAAAGAATATTTTGCTTAGTATTACGTTGCTGTTTTCAAGAGCGAATGAATCCCGCGCCCGATTGCTGAAATGGCTTACGCCTGTTCTGACTATCGTTTTAGCGTGGCGCTCCAGCGTACCGTCGATAATGCCACCCTGGTACTTTTTGGATTGCCTGTTGTATTTGCCTCGTAGCGTTTGCGCCATTTGCTGCGCTGTCTGCCCATCACGCCAACCTTGAGCGATAACCCCGGCGATAGCTTTCTGAGCTGATAGCGTGTTTTGCTTCAAGAAATCCTCCCAAAGCCCAGAATCAATCTTATTGCTCGTTAGCACAATAACGCTATTCA